TTTTTTGAGCAATTAAGAAAAGCAGGCGGAAAACTATCTGACCAATCAGTAATGAACGATGGTGGAGCATCACAAATCAGAAATGGTAAAGTAACAGACAGACCATTATTTGGTTTTAATATGTATTCATCAAATGCTATTGCTGTATCAAGTGGAAGTGCTGCATCTCATACTTTTGGATCTGCTGGATCTAATGAGTATGCATTTGTATACGGACACATGTCAGGAGTTGCGACTGTAAATCATATCGCAAAAACAGAATTAATCAGAGATCCTGATTCATTCGCAGACGTTGTCAGAGGACTACACGTATTTGGAAGAAAAATCCTTAGAAGTGAAGCAGTCCAAAGAGGCGTTATAACAATAGGTTAATTAGGAGGATAATAGATAGACTATGGCAACTTATGATGTAACAGGTGCTGGTGGAACTACTGGACATTCTGCTAATGGCAGAACACCTTATATGATAGAAAACACAATTGATGTCTCTGCAATTAATGGAGACTCAGGTACAGCTCAGAATGATGTTATTAGATGTCTTGATGTTCCTGCAGAAAGTGTAGTATTACACGCAGGACTAGAGGTACTAACAGCATGTTCAAGCTCTGTAGTAATTGATATTGGTATTACAGGAAGTTCAGCTGGATTTTCAGATCCAGATGCTTTCGTTGATGCTTACGATGCTACTGGTGCAGCTTATGCACCAAGAGATGTTGCTGATGCAGCACCTGTGTTGACTACAAAAGTAGCAGACACAATTGATGCGTTAATGGCTGGAGCAGCTTCAAGTGCGGGTAAAATCCGTGTTTTTGCTATTCTATGTGATGTTTCAGGTATTGATGAAACTGATAGAAATACAGCTACTCAACACGATACAGCAGTATAATACTGTATAATTTTAAGGGGGGTATTTATATCCCCCTTATTATATTACCCCTTACAAACTAGGAGAATAAATAAAATGGCTATACATGATTTAAGAAAAAAAACTAATGCAAGCACAGGTCAAAGAATTGTTATGGATCCCAATAAAGTAAGGATAAGTAATTTAGAAAACAGAATTAACAATCAAGAACAAAAACTTGATAAAATAATAGAATTATTACAAAATGGCAACAACTTACCTAACGCTAACAAACAGAGTTCTTAGAGAACTTAACGAAACAGAATTAACTTCAAGTACGTTTTCCTCTAGTAGAGGTATACAAACTGCAGTTAAAGATTTTGTAAACAAAGGTATTCATGATATCTATAATGAAACAGGTGAGATACCATTATTATATTCAAGAACATCACAAGATTTAACTGTTGGTGATAATGAATATGATTTTCCAACTGATTTTAGAAAAGCAGATATGGATTCATTTGTTTTAAAACCAAAAGAATTAGTGACTAATGGTGAATTTGCATCTAATATAACTAGTTGGACAACTGGCGATGGCTCGCCATCACATACTTCAAGTGGTAATGGTAGATTAAATTTAAATGATGCAGCAGCATATCAAGCTATTAACACTACAGTTAATAAAGAATATAAAATACAAGTTAGAGTATTAAGTCCTAACAGTTCATCAAGTGGGTTAATTGTTAGAGTTGGAACATCTGCAGGTGGAACACAAAATTTAAATACAACACAAGCTGTAACTAATTTTAGAGAAGGTGCTATACTAAATACAACATTTACAGCTACAGCACAAACATCATATATTTATGTAGAATCAGATAGTGTACAACTTGATGTAGATTATGTAAGAATATCTAGAAATGATATAGCATTAAGAAAAATAACATATATATCATATGATAATTATTTACAAACTTATAAAGTAACTGATGATACAAATAATAAAGGTAATTATTCAGCACCATTAAGAGTTTATATATTACCTGATCATTCTGCATTTGGTGTAAGCCCAAGACCAAATACAAATGAATATACAGTTCATTATGATTATTATACAACACACACAGATTTATCAGCACATGGTGATAATATGAGTTTACCTGATAGATTTGGAACATTAATTGTAGACAGAGCTAAGTATTATACATATATGCTTAGATCAGATCCACAACATGCCCAATTAGCAGATAGAGATTTTCAAAGAAAATTAAGATTATTAAAAGTAGACTACGCTACTAAAAATGATTATATGCGTAGTGATACAATAGCAGAGAGTATTGCTACAAACATAGGAGGTAGAGTAAGTTAATGCTTAGAGATAAACCAGAAAAAAAAGAAAAAGCTATAGATAACATATCTTATAGAACAGATAAAGAAAAAAAACAAGAAAAAAATAATATTAAAGTTGCTACTACTGGTCTTACACAACTTGATAAATTAAAACTTAAAAATAAAGGATATGGTAAACAAGTTGAAGATCCTACTCTTATAGGGAAAGATTTTGAAACTGGCGTTATGATATTAAAAGAAATAGCAAACCAAATATAATTATATAATAATGGCTGTAAATTATTCGATAAATAAACCTAAAGAACCAGAGGACAATATGAGATATGCTGAAAGAAAAACAGCAAGAATGGTTACTAATGGTTTAAATAACCAGCCATCTGATAATAAGTTATTATCAAAAGAAAAAAAAGATTTTGAAATATTAAAAGTAAAAGAATCTAAAAAAGATATATTTGGACCTTTAACAACTAAAGAAACAGAGAGATTACAAAATTTAAATATAAAAAGAGAAAAAGAAGACGAAAATATATTAGGAGATATTTAATGAAAGTAGATAAATCAGATAAAGCTATAGACAATATGTCTTATAAAAAAGATAAAGAAGATAAACAAAAAGATAATGGCATAATGATGGCAGGAAAAGTTACTTCTTTTGATTTTAAAAATTTTAGTAAATACTATGATAATGTATATAAAAAAGGTGTAAGTGTAAAAAAAATATTTCCTGATGGTTTATCTAATAAAGTTTTACAACAATTTTTAGACAAAGCAAATAAACTAAGTAAAAATTAATGCCAACTACTGATTTAATATCACCTTTTGTAGTAAGTTGTGCAGGGGGCTTAACACTCAATAAAGATGTGTTTTCAATGCAACCTGGAGAAGCTCTTATACTACAAAATTTTGAACCTGATATTAAAGGTGGATATAGAAGAGTTAGTGGAACAGCACAATATAATACTACAATTGTTCCACAAGGATCTAGTACAACTAGTCTAGTTGTTGATTGTTCAATAATATTTAATAATCAAATAATTGTTGCTAGAGGTGGGGATATACATAGAGGAACAACAAGTGGTAGTTGGACAAGTTTAACTACAGGACTAGGTACATCAACTAGATCTTATGATTTTGAAAAATTTAATTTTGATGGTACTGATAAATTAATTATAGCAACAGGACACTCACCTGCACAAATAATTAATTCTAGTTTTGCAGTAGATGTAGTAAATGCAACAGGTGGTGGTACTGCTCCAAGTAATCCAAAATTTGTAAAAGCATTTCAAAACCATATGTTTTATGCAGGTGCAACTAATTCACAAGAAGTTATATTTAGTGTACCATTTGCAGAAGATAATTTTACATCAGCTAGTGGTGCAGGATCATTTAAAGTTGACTCTGCTGTAGTTGGTATGAAAGTATTTAGAAATGAATTAATTATATTTTGTCAAGATAGAATTTATAAATTAACAGGAACAACAGTAAGTAATTTTGCAGTACAAGAAGTAACAAGAAATATTGGATGTAGAGATGGTGGTAGTATTCAAGAGATTGGTGGTGATGTTATATTTTTAGCACCAGATGGTTTAAGAACTATTGCTGGTACTGCTAGAATTGGTGACGTTGAACTTGGATCTATATCTAGGCAAATACAATCTAGAATTGATGATATTGGATTAGATAGAATAACATCTTTAGTTATTAGAGATAAATCACAATACAGATTATTTTATCCAGTAACAGCTAGAGGTCAATTGTCAACTAAAGGAATTATAGGTGTGTTAAAGAATAACCCTAATACAGGACAGATAGGATTTGAATATGCAGATATGGTTGGTATAAAACCAGCTTGTACAGACTCAGATTTTGTTAGTGCTGTTGAAACACAAGTATTTGGTGGTTATGACGGATTCATTTATAAAATGGAAACAGGAAATACTTTTGCTACAGGTGCAACTACTACTACTATTCAAGCAGTATATAGATCACCTGATATGGTAATGGGTGATCCAGGTGTAAGAAAATATATGCAAAGAGTTAATTTAAACTATGAAGGTGAAGGAACATCTATTGATGCAAACTTAGCTCTTAGATATAACTATGATGATCAAAATAGTCCACAACCAGCAAAAATTTCACTACCTAGTGTAGGTGGAGCTGGTCAATACGGAGCTGCAGTTTATGGTAGTTCATTATATGATGCATCAGGTGTTCCATTAGTAAGACAATCAGTAGAAGGTTCAGGATTTGCAGTAGCACTACAAATAGATGATCAAAATAGTGCAGACTCATTTTCAGTAAAAGGATTTCAATTAGAATTTACCCCAGGAGGAAGAAGATAATGGCAGGCTATTCGGCAAGACAGTCAAGTTTTACAACAGGTGATACTATTACGGCAGCTCATTCTAATGATGAGTTTAACCAAGTATTGGCTGCATTTCACGCAACTACAGGACACACGCATGATGGAACAGCGGGTGAAGGTGGACCTATTACTACACTTAGAGATGCAGATGCAAATAATAAAGTATTAGTTGACTCTACAAATAATCATTTAGAATTTTATGTTGAAGTATCATCTTCAGCAGTACAACAATTAAGAATACAAGATGGTGCTATTGTACCTATTACAGATAGTGATATAGACTTAGGAACTTCCTCTCTTGAGTTTAAAGATTTATATATAGATGGTACAGCATATGTTGATGCTATTAACTTTAATGGTACAGCTATAAGTGCTACAGCAGCAGAACTTAATTTAATAGATGGTGGTGCTACAGTTGGAACTACAGCAATAGCTGATGGTGATGGTATTATACATAATGATGATGGCACTATGCGAGTTACAAGTGCTACTACATTTAAAACATATTTTCAAACTGGTGTTACAGCAGCAGCTATGGCAGCAGATGATCTTTCAGCAGGAGATGCAGCAGTTACTTTATCAACTTCATCTGGAAATATTACTATTGATGCTACAGCAAATGATTCAGATATTATATTTAAAGGAACTGATAATAGTTCTGATATTACTATGCTTACACTTGATGGTAGTGAAGCAGGTAAAGCAACATTTAATAGTGATGTAGTTGTTGGTGGTGATCTTACTGTAACAGGTGATGATATTACTATGGGTACAAATACTGCAGGTAATATTTTAGTTGCAGATGGTACAAATTTTAATTCAATAGCAGCAACATCGTTATCTGAAATATCAACAGTAGCTTCTGATGATGTATTATTAGCAGTAGATACTTCAGGTGGAGGTCTTAAAAAAATAGCAAGATCAACTCTTGTATCAGGATTAGCTTCTTCTAGTGCAATATCAAATGTAGTAGAAGATACTACACCACAATTAGGTGGTGATCTTGATATGAATGGTCAAGATATTGTTACTACATCTAATGCAGATTTAGAATTAGCACCAAATGGTACAGGACATGTAACTATTAAAGGTAATACTAACCCAGGTGCTATTCAATTTAATTGTGAGTCGAATTCACATGGTCAAATTGTAATTGCACAACCTCACTCGGCTGCTGTTACAAATACTTTAACTTTACCAGCTGGTGCTAGTTCAACTTTAGTGTCTCTTGTATCTACAGATACATTAACAAATAAAACTTTAACTACACCAAAAATTGCAGAAATAGACAGTTTAAGTTCTGGAAATATTACTCTTGATGCGGAAGCAGATATAGTTTTAGATGCAGGTGGTGCAGATATTAACCTTGCTGATGATGGTACAACTTTTGGTTCTTTTACAAATTTTAGCTCAAATCTTAAAATTAAATCTACAGTACAAGATAAAGATATTATCTTTATGGGTGATGATGGAGGAGTTGAAACTACAGCATTAACATTAGATTTTTCTGGTGGGGGTTCGGCATCATTTATTAAAGATATTCAGATAGGCGATGGTAGATATATTGGATCGGCTAGTGATGGAGATGCTATTCAAATTGCAGCTAATGGTGTAGTGACTTTTTCACAAAACCCAGTTTTTCCAGATGGTGGCGTAGATTTAGTAGATATAGACATTGATGGTGGTACAGATATAGGTGCTGATTTAACTACATCAGATTTAATAGTAGTAGATGATGGTGCAGGTGGAACAAATAGAAAAGCTGCATTATCAAGAGTTGTTACATTAATGACAGCACAAGGATTTGTAACAGATGACCCTACGGCATTAGCAATTGCCTTGGGTTAAAATAAATATTGATTTTTTTTAAAACAACGATATAATATATATAAGTAAATAGGAGAAAATAAATGGCAAACACGTTTAAAGTAGTAAACTTTGCAGCTGAACCCGCTTCGGCAGGCACAGCATACACTATGTATACTGTGGCTGGAAGTACAACAACAGTTGTACTAGGTTTGATACTTACTAATATTCATTCATCTGCAATAACTGCAGAAGTAGAATTACATAGTGATACATCAAATCGTGCTGTAAATAATAATACTGCAAATGGTATATCTATTCTTGCAAAAGATGTAAACATCCCAGCAGGATCATCACTTGAATTATTATCGGGAGGAAAAATTGTTATGGAAGCAACAGATGTTCTCAAGATAGATTGTTCAGTGGCAGATAAATTATCAGGTACACTGTCTATAATGGAGATAACATAAGATGGGTTATATTGGTCAATTGCCTGGAACAAAGGCATTAACAGCTTCAGATATAGCTGACGATTTAATTACGTCTGCTAAATTAAATTATACTGAAACAGCACTTACAGATCAAGCAACTGTTACTTGGGATGCATCTACAGAAGATGTATGCAAGTTAACTCTAGGTGCTAATAGAACATTAGCTGCTCCTTCTAATGGTACTACTGGTCAGTTTATTTCAATC